TACTTTTTGTTCATCTGTCATATCCTCGATTACATACTCTTTGTCATCGAAAGTTAAAACAGGCTTTTGTTCTTTTTCTTTTTTAGCCATTATTTAGCTCCTTTGTTGTTAGTTAAAAATCTTAATCAATTCCAATATATTCAATAAGTACCTTTACTACTGGTGCCGTACTTGGGTCTGTATCACCATTAGTATGATTATTATCTGCGTGTGCTAAATACACATATTGGTCAGCGCTAGTTAAATCTAAAGTAGAAAGCCCTGAATCTGCTCCAATAGCCACAGAAACGTGACCTATATTTTCAGTCCCACCACTATCAGCTACAATATAATCAGCTGAACCATCCGATGCACTACCTGAAAAGCTATCAGCCAATCCTGAATTAATTAAATCTTGTACATTATTTAATTGAGTACCATCAGTACCAGTTGAATCTGTAGATAAAACTAACTTTAATTTATGATTTGCATCACTACTCTTAGTAGTTACTATAGCCGCACATTTTGTAATAACAGCATATCTTGGTATTTTTCCAATTGGTGTTGCGTGAGTAGGGTCATTAACATCATCCCCTCCTAAATCACAAGTTTGACTTTTAGATATAAACTTATATATACCCCCTTCACCAATAACTGTTTGATAAGATTGTTCACTTGATACACCTAATCCTCCAATAACTGTACTATAAGTATGAGCAGAGCCTGAATATCCAACCCTAGTGCTATAACCACCTGATGTTGAAGTTCCATAACCAAGCGCTAACTGACCATTTGCTGTCGCATTTCCATCTGTAAGCCTACCTATCATAGTATTATAACTACCAGATGTGATTGAGTCGCCCGCCTGATATCCCATAACAACATTCTCATCACCAGTCGTAACTGCTTTAAGAGCATCATATCCAATAGCTACATTGTTATCAGCACTATTCTTAGTACCTACACCCATTGCGTTTGTTCCAATAGCAACATTTTTCTCTAAAGAACCCGCACTCCAAGTTCCAGCTCCTGCATTCTTTCCAATGAATACATTATCAGCACCACCCACATCGCCAGTTTCACCAGCTCCTGAACCAATTATTACACAATCAGCGACATATGCTGTACCACCAACATTTGCATTACGACCAATGATTACATTATGGTTAGAATTATCAGTTCTCATAGCACTAGCTGCACCATAACCTATAATAGTATTATAACTTTCTGTAGTGGTTGCATCACCTGCACTTGCTCCTATAATAGTATTTTGTTGCGCTGCTCCTTCCATATTGTACCCAGCATTATATCCAACAGCAACATTACCATCACCAGTTAATGCAGTTCCAGTAACATCACCACCCATAGCTGAATGCCCTACGGCAACATTACTACCCCCAGTTGTTAATTGAGAACCAGCAGCGTATCCTATAAGAACATCAACCTTAGAATATTGAGACCCACCTGTACCTGCTTTTCTATATCCAGCTTTATGACCAATAGCGATAGAACCATCATTATCATTTTCATTTATTGTTGCTAATGCCCCAGTTCCTATTGCGATATTAAATGAACCAGCAGTATTAGTCCTTAAAGCTGCGAGATTAGTACCATCGTAAGAACCTATTGCTACATTACTTTGACCACTTGTGGTTAAACCAGCTGCGTATCCACCGATTGCTATGTTAGCATCACCGCCAATAATTCCAGCCAAAGCCTCATATCCAACTGCAACTGAATAATCACACGCTGCTGAAGCCGCAACTGATTCCATTGCCATTGAACCGATTGCTGTATTGTACGAACCATCATCAATTTTTAAACCTGCATCGTGTCCAATAAAAGTATTGTCACTTAGAGTATCTACTGCATTTCCAGCTCTGTATCCTATATATGTACCTTTTCCTCCGCTAGTTTCCTGCTCACCAGCAAAAGCACCAACTGCGGTAGACACTTTAGAATATTGTGCTCCACCAGCACCATTTTTTGCTATTAATGCATTATATCCTATAGCAGTGGATGCGTTTACATCATCTGAACCATTTCCAGCTGCTTTTAAAGTATCATAACCGACTGCTGTCATATATGAACCTTCAGTAGAAACTAACATAGAATTATAACCTATAGCCGTATTTCCAACCCCTGAAGTGAGTGCAGTTAGTGCATTGTAACCCATAGCTATAGTTCCAGTCATAGCATTATCTGATGTACTATTTAAAGCAAATGCCCCAATAGCGATATTGCCTTGAAGTTGTCTATCGTTACTAGCAAAGTCTCCCCCTGTAAAAGCTTGGTATCCTATACCAATATTATAATCTACATCACTGCCACCTGTACCTTCATCTAATGTAGCCATCACCTCGTGACCAATAGCTATATTACCAGTTTCTGCATTTTCAAATCCTTCTGCTGCTTCATATCCTATCGCAATATTACCACTTCCACTAACTATATTTTTTAATGATTCAAAACCCATAGCGACATTGCTTGACCCTGTAGTAACTAAAGTTAAAGCATCCATTCCTATCGCAATATTTTCAGCACCTGTTGTTATAGATTTCATAGCATCTTGCCCAATAGCTATTGCTCCACCAATCGCACTTGTTGTACTAGCACTTCCTAACATAGCTTCTCTACCGATAGCTATTGCACCATCTAATGTTCCACCACCAGCGTTTGTAATACTACTACCTGCGTAATGACCTATAAAGACACAATCTTGACCTGCTGTTAAAGCATCAGCTGCATATGTTCCAATAGCTACATTATTACTCATTGTTGCACTTAATCCTAATGCTTCCAGACCAAGAGCTACATTATTTGAACCAGTTGTGATTGCATCTCCTGCACGATAACCAAGAACTGTGTTATTACCGCCTGTAGTGATTGCAAATAAGCTACTAAATCCTACTGCTGTATTATAACCCTGACTATTACCACTTGCTCCTACACCAGCTTCGTCTCCTATATAAGTATTATATGAACCAGTTGCATTATAGTAACCAGTACCTGCTCCAACACCTACATTGCCACCCCCTGAAGTAAGACTTCTCATTGAGTCTTTACCTATAGCTACTGTATTATCAGCACCTGATGTCATATTTGCAATACCTGCATTAGAACCTATTATAACCGCACTATCTACATCTGTAGTTGCACCACCAGCACTTTGACCAATAAAAACATTGCTTCCACCAGTCGTGAGAGCATCGCCAGCTGATAATCCTATAGCAGTATTTCTTGCACCGGTTGTTAAAGATTTTAATGCCTCTTTTCCAATAGCTATTGTTCCTTCTGCTCCATTAGTAGTAGAACCACTACCCTTGAAAGCTTCCCATCCTATAGCTACGACACCATCTATTGCTTGACTCGCTGCTATATCTTCACCAGCACTTCTTCCAATAAAAACACTATTTAGAACAGTCGTTGCTGTACTTAATGCAGATGTACCTAATACGGAATTATTTGCACCTGTTGTAATAGCATCAGCTGCATAAGCACCAATGGCTACATTATTACTGCTTGAAGTAATTGAAACCAAGCTTGACCTACCAACGGCAGTATTAGTACTACCACCAGTAAGCTGATAACCTGAATAACTTCCTATAAATGTATTATCATCACCAGTTCCACTATTTGCCTGACCAGCAGATTTACCAATGTATGTATTATCATCACCAGTTGTGTTTGAATGACCTGCATAATCGCCAATAAATGTATTTTGGTTACCACCACTAGCTATATTATTACCAGCATTATCTCCAAAAACTGTATTGTCTGTACCACTGTCATTATTACTAAGACTGATGCGAGAGTTGTAATCTATTTTAAAAATAGCAGTTCCACTAGTACCAGTAGCACCCTCAGTAAATGCAATGACTGTATTTTCAGTACCACCATTAGCGTTCATATTTATAAATATAGAATCACTTGAGTTTATTGAACCATGAGTAGCACCTGCTGAACCAAGATATAAATTATTTTTAATGTGAAGAGTACTACCACTACCACCACTTGTTGGCGTTCCCCCAATACCCACATCGCCTCCTGAAAATAAAGCTGCATAATTTGTATCTGCACCACTTACTGAAACATCAAGACCTACTGCTTTTTGAGTACCGCTTGTACCCATAGTCATATTTACATCAATTCCTGTTAAGTTTGTTGTTCCTACATCAGTTGCAGAATCATTATTCATATCAATTTGCAATCCACTCATTGAAACAGTTGCACCAGATTGAGTATTACTAGCTTTGTCAAAATCAATATGCAGACTTCTATTACTAACAGTAGTTGTTGCACTTGAATTGTGGTCTAATTTTAAAACTGGAGAATTTGAAGCTGAATGTAGTACATCAAGTTTTGCACCGGGATTATCGTGACCTATTGATACAGAACCGGGAGCAGTTATCCTCATCATAGGCTGACCACTTGCTACAGCTGTAGAACCATCAGATGTAAAAAAATCTAAATTTGTTCCATGTTCCGCTCCGCTCCAACCAGTATCAGTTGTTGCTCGTATTCTAGCTCCCGATGTTATTGTATTTGAACCATCTTCAGCCCCTGCAAAATCAAGCATACCTAATTGATGATGAGCATCCATAGCCGCACCATCGTTAGTAGAAAGTACTAACTTACCACCCTTACTAGCACTACTTGTAGTAGTATCAGTAATTGTCATATCACCAACTACTACTTCTGAATATGAATATGAACCACCACCTTCTACAGTTAAATCTCCCGATATAGTTACGTCACCAGATATTGTACCACCTGATGATATTGCACTTGCTGTTGTTGAAATTATTGGACTTTTCATGATAATACCACTCTAACTGAAGCTCCAGAGCCACTTTTATCTTCTATCCAAAGATAAATAGTATCTCCTAAACCTCTTGGAACTTTTAATGAATATATTGTATCACCACCCATTAAATATAAAGTATTAGCTGTTGCTAAAGTATCTGTACTTGAATTTGTAAATTCAAAATATATATCTTGAGTGCTCATTAAATGAACTGTATGATAAGCAGATACATCATATGATTCTGCTGTTGTTATTGAATTAACAGTTTGAATATCCCAATCAGCAGCTGAATCTGTGTTTAATGATTCGTGTGCTCTATGTTTTTGTAAATTTGCCATTTGTTTCTCCTTTACGGTTAATGCTTGTCATGCGAGGCGAGAATGCTCCTTATACAAGCACTTTAATTTAATTAACGAACAGAATAAACAGGAAGAGAAAAAGTCATAGAAATATTTCTCTTATTACTCTGGTCGTCTGCTACTTTTTTCCAAAATTGTTTTATGTAATACTCTTTACCTTGAATATCACCTTCTAATTCTTTTTGCTGGGCCTTCATATAATCAACGACTGCTAATGATAACATTCTATTTAAATTAACATGAGCGCTTTCATCTGCAGTTGCTCCAGTTTTAGGTATTTGATATATTGTAATACTTTCACCAACATTTTCATCTGTTAATGTAGAACCAGAAACAACCATATTTGAATTACCAGTTCCACTAAAACTATCAATAGTGTAATCAGCATCATTACTAGCTGAACCTATTACTCTAATTTTATCACCTACTGCAAATCCACTTGTTGTGTCCCAAAAATTATTAGTATTATCTGTAGTTATTCTTGTTCCAGATAATGCAAAGCTAATATCAGTTCCAGATGCTTTAGCAGTAGTAGATTCTAGTGCTTCAGATATAAATATTTCAGATTCATCAAATGATGTATATTCAATTCTTAATCCATTTGTAATGTCTTCATCTGGATAAATTAATTGTATAGAAGATTTTTCACCTGGCAATCTTATTTTATAACTACCAATAGTATCTATAAAAGCATTGTTAGCAAGTTGCCATAAATGTATATATCTACCATGTAATTGATAAAACCAATTTTTATAAGTATTATAACTCATAATCCTGCTCTAGTTTGAAGTCTTTTTACAATTTTATACATTTCTTCTAACTTGTGTTCAAGTAAAACTATTTTTGTAGAAAGCTCTTTATATTTATCATCTTTAGGCTTAGTCATAATTACTTTTTTTTCTTTTTTATATTGAACCGGCATTATTCTGGACTCGTATCTTCTGAAACAATTGGGTCATATGCCAATCGTTTTATTTTTTTATATTTATCATCTGATGTATCTAGAATAGAAACAGATTTTAAAGATACCATGTTAAGTGGTAAAATATATTCTCTTTCTCCATCAATTATATTTTGTTTATTAGATTTTATTTCTTCACCATGAGAAGATTTAATAGCGTGTACAGCATCTTTTATCCAAGCTAATGCTAAACCAGTACTATTAACACCGGCTCTTTCCATCATTTCTTTAATAGTCATTATACGTCATCCAATATAGCTGCTACATGAGCATTAACAGTTGCCGTTCCTTGACTTGATGGTCTTAGATTTGAATCAAGAACACAACTTCTAGCATGTAAATCTGCAACTGTGCAATTAGGTGGTTTTATTATTACCATTTCTCCAGGCCCTACAACAATTAAATCTTTTTCATTATAAACTGCATTACCAGCATCTAATACAAGTCCTATTCCCTCTGTAGTGGTTGTAGATATATTTTTAATACATAACCATCTAAATACATCTGCAGTTGCTACTTGAGTTGATGAACCAAGATATGAATCACCAGTGTCTAGTAAATCTGTAGTTGAAGAGTCACCGATTACTGTAACCTCTGCAAATACCCATTTATCATTACCATCAGCAGGTTCATAAATTAAGCTACCACTCATACTTGCTTTTATTTCATCTAATAATATTGATGCTGATAAACTAGATGATGCTTTATCTGCCATTGTTATCTCCTAACTTGTTGAGGAGCTGCTTGTGCTTTTGGTTGTGCGCCTGCCATAGCTGCAAATGCTCCTTCATATTTTGCCATTAATAATTTTGCTCTTGATTCCATCCATCCATAATCTGTCATTACTTTCTGTATCTTAGCTGTATAGTCTTGTAATTTACTAGATACTTCAGATGTATACGATTGTAAATCTGCATTAAATTTAGCAATCTTACTTTGATTATCTTGTTGATAAGATGATATTTCTGCTGAATACTTTTGCAATTTTTGCGCATCATCTGATTGCGATAATTGAGCATTTTGAATTGATACTTGTAATTGAGCTTGATATTCTACATTTTCTTTGTTAAAACTTTGTACAGAATCTTGTACCTTTGCTTGAAATTCTGCTATTTGAGCATTAATTGTTTGTATTCTACCTGCTAACATTTCAGGGTCTTCTTCTACACTAATCCAATTTTCAGCATCTCCAAAATTTGGTACAACTGTAGGCCCAGAATATGTTGGAGCTGTAGTTGTAAAAGATACACTATTATCACTTATTGATGGAATAACAGGAGCATCTGATAAAGATAATGAAGATGGTATAGATGGAAAACTAATATCATCTGGTAATGCTTTAGATGACAAAGCATTTTGTAATGATTGTATAGATGCATATAAAACTACTAAATATGCTTTATCTTCTGGAAAATATTTAATATCTGAATGAGCATATGTTAGTGATGCATTATTAGTTTGGTCTGTTGGTGTACCATTAACATAGTAAACTTTATAAGAATTAGCACCACCAGATGAAGGAGGTGGATAAACAAGTATCGCCCCTTCTTCAGAAACTAAATAAGCAGGATTAAATTTAGAAGCATAATGAAGACTCGTTGAATCTGTAACATCGTATTGAAAACCAATAGGTATTTTCCTACAATTTTTCCAATTATCATTAGTACCTGATTCTCTTACAACACTAATAATTTTAGCTGATGGAATTGTTACCCCAGCTTGAGATGTGCTTTCTGAAGATATTCTCATAAACATAAAAGAATCTTGAGGTCTAACAGATAGACATCTACTTGTAACGTCTAAAACGCCATCTTTTAAAAATTGAGTTAATTCACCTTGTGTAGGAGAGCTACCACTATCAATAGATAATCCAGTTAGTCCCTCTACTTGTTCTTCAAATGTTGCCATATTTTAAATTTTTTATATACAGGGGCCCGAAGGCCCCCATATATTGTTTATTGTTTACAATTAAGTATTAGCTGAAGCTGTTCCTACTGCAAATCCGTCTAGGTCATTAATGCTTCCATCAATATACCATTTACCATCGCAGGAAACCATATGTACTCTGTCTCCAGCTGCTCCTTTAGAAGCTGCTAAAGTTACTTGGTCATGTGAACTTCCATTAAAGTCAACACCTGCATCACTGCCACCTTCGACAGAATTTAAGTGTCCAACAAAGAAATCAACACCATCTTCGGCATCAATATCAAAGTCGCCAGTACCATTAGCTGCTTTTAGTAAAAAAGTAAACTCAAGCCCGTCAACCGCATCAATATGAGGTAAGTTACAAGCAGCTGCGCCATTTGTTCCACCCTCTATAAGGATGGTAGCTCCACTATCACTTGCAGAAAGTGAAACAGCGGCTGCGCCAGTTACTTTTATAACTTTACCAACTTTTTTATCAATTTGATTACCAAGCTTGTCTTGTCCGTATAAAGGCATTCCCATAATTTACTCCTTTATGTCCAAATGGCATGTGCTTCAGGCATCTGAAACTCCATACCGGCTTCGGTTTGAATTAAGTCAACTCTACGGTCAATACCACTGTTTTCTAGTGTTTGAACACCAACATAAACAGCTGTATCACGATTAAGCCCATTACCAACAAGAGGTCTGTAAGAACAATGACGCATATTAATTGCGACAATCTTAGCAGGAGAACCATCTAGGTGTACGTTACGAGCTACATTCATATCACCATAAGGTGTTGAAATAACTGTAATGTCTACTCCAAATGCTTTCTTTTTACCTATCATGTCAATATTAGCTCTACCATACGAATTACCTGATGTATCAGGAGTAGTCGCGCCAGCTTTTACCATACCAACATTGTTAGCAAAGTATCCACTTAGTTTATGCAACCAATTATAAACTTCTGTAGAACAGAAGAATATAGTAGCAGGACTATTATTGTATCGTGGGTCTAGGTATTGAGATAAATCATCAAGAAATGAATCTTGAGATTTTGTAGCTAGAGTTAAGCTAAATTGATTACCATAACTAAGTATGTAATCAACAGCTCCTTGAGTATACTGAACACCATTTGCATCAGAATACTGATTACCAAATAGTAATGATGTTTCAATATCCCACTTATGCTCAATCAACTTTTCTCTCCAGATTCTAGCAAACTCACTTGGTTCATACTTTAGAACAGTTGCACGAGTTGTGTTGTCCATTGCTAAAGAGGTTTTCCAAATTTGAGTTAAACCACTACCGGTTGAGAAAGGTTGGTCTTTCCATGTTTCTGGATAACCAGAACCTTGACCCCAAGAATTACCTACTACATAACAACGAGCTGCTTCAAGTTGTTGAACAGTAAAGTTTTTCCATTCAGCAGCAGATACATCATCAGTAGCTGCAGAAAGGTCTTTGTTGGCAGTTGTTCCAGCACCCCAACCAGAAAGTTCAGCATTTGCAGACGATTGTCTTACAATCCTTAATTTCAAGTCAGCGCAATTGGCAGCTGCTCCAGCAGAACCTTCAGATTTTAAGCTTACACTTTCTACACGACCTACAATATAATCCTCTACTACAAATGCAAGAGCAGCAGTTGTTGCCCCAGCAGTTGTTGATTGTAAAGGTATTTTTACCATTTGGCCTGGTAGAAAAAACTCAGGTCTTGTTCCGTTATCACCTACTCTTAAAGAAGTTGAAGAACCATATACTTGACCGATGTTACCATCGTTCTTGTAATCACTCATCATTCTTACATAGTAAATGTCGCCTTCTTCTACATTAGATGCTGTAACTGTAGCATCAGATGATGCCATTCCAGCTTCAGTAGTTCCATGAGCTGTTACATATGCGTAACGCTTATGATAGGAAGGTCTTCTTTCTGTGAATTTAAACTGAGGGTCATCAGTTGGCTTCTTAGCTACTTTTGACACAAACCTAAAAAACGGGTCTTGTGCAATTGCTAATTCGCTAACTCTATCGCCAAAGTTATATTTTCTCCGAAGGTCACCAGTCGATAAATTTCCACCCGGGTCAACTATACCAGCTGTGGATTCAGTTAAACTGGAAACATCGGAGATTCCAAAATAATCAGCCATTTTTAGCTCCTATTTCAAGTTAAGTATTTAGTTATTAACCAAATACAGATTCTAGTTCCGAATCAATCCCTAAAATAGCTTCAAAAACTTGCTCGTCTGGAGTCATATCATCACTTCTAGTAGCTCCACCTATTGAAGATGCGCTTTGAGGTTTCTGACGTACTCTTTTCATTTGTTCAGACATATCTTTTCTGGTAGAATCAGCAACATTCTTATCACGATTTTCACGATTTTTAAGATAATAAATATCGTCTAAAGAAAGTGTTCGTGAGTTAGCATAGTCAACAAGTTCTTTCCATTCACCATCATTCATTTTATGCTTTGCTCTAAATTCTGCTTCAGTTGAAAGTCTTTTGCTTTGATTTTCTTGTTCTACTTGATGCTTTTGTAGACGTTGATTAACAACGCCATCAATGGTAGCTTGTAAAACTTTTGCTGAATCGGAATCAGTATTATTAACTGCTTCATCAGCATCAAAGATAAAATCATCATCTAAACCAAGTTTTTCTGTTACTTTTTTAGGGGTTGAACCACCACCCTCAAAATAGTCTCTCACATGAGTTACTAAATTAGGGTCTTTTCTCATTGCATCGAGAACAGGTACATAGGGTTCTAGCTCACTTAAACGAGAGTTAAGTCGTTTTGCTTCGGAACTTGAATCACTATATCTCTTTTCCCAATTATGCTCTTGCGATTCAGTCTCTGGGCTCACTTCTGAGGTTTCAGGTTCTGTTTCGTTTTGCATCAATGCTGGTTCTTCTTCCGGCTCTAGTATACCTTGATTTACCTTACGGTCAAGAGCTTCAAAAAAATCGTCAGCTGTGTCTGGCGTATTATTTTCAGGGCTATCTATATTAAAATCATTCATCTCTGGTGATTTAGATAGGTTGTCTGTATTTTCATTAGCCATAATTTCTCCTTAATTTAAATTAGCAATGCTGAAAAAATCAACTATTCTTTAGCAGACTCAATGTTGTCTTTTCTTATAGTCGCTGCTAGTCCTAGTTCTTTCATTTTCATATTTGATTCGTTTTTAAGTTTTTCTCTATATGCTGATTGTGCTGCTTCTGTTTGCATCACATCTTTTTGTATAGACATATCAGCATCTTTTACTTTTTCTTTAATGCCTGATTGTACTAATTGTCTTTCAAGTGTTTCTATAGTACCATTTCTGTCTTTTACAATTTGGTCTAATTGTTCTACTTGGTTTCTTAATTGCATATAAACTGATTTACGTTTTATTATTGCTTCTTTATTTCTTACATCTGTTTCTTGTAACATAGCAATATCATCTATTAATCCAGATTGATACCACTTAAAGTATTCTTCTAATAATGCCCATCTATTTAATGGTAGTGTAGAACCACCTATAATTCTAACATCAAATCTAGCAGTTGCATAATCATTCCATTTCTTTACTGAATTTCCTAAGTCATCAAATATTGGAACATTAATTTCTACAATTTTTTCTTCATTTATATTGTTAGGTTGAACAATTCTAAAAACTTTATGAGCTAAATAAGTATCTTGCGCCCAATCTTTAAACACCATTCCTAAATGCTCTAATCCAGGCTCTATTACATTTTGCATCCAAGATTTAATTCTTCTAGTACCATACTCATCCATTTGCAATAAACCTCGATATGTTTCTGGGCCTGAACCACTATCTCCTTGCATAGAGGAATATACCCCTGCTACATATTCCATGTCAGCTTTTGCGTTCTGGGTTATGCCATAAAAGGCATTGTTTAGTGGAAGAGGTTGGACTGGAGTAGGAGGGGCAAATCCCTGTCTATACTTTAATAATGCACCGGGAGCCGATGAATACTTTTCCCATTCTTCTTCTGGCACAGAACCTTCTTCATACATCCATCTAAGATTTGATGCTAAATTAGCATTATGTATAAGAATTTGATGTGCCTTATTTAATTCTTGTTGTTTACCAACCAATGGATTTACTGCACTCATTGGATATGGTGTTCCTGTGTATTGATAAACAAAAGGAATTATAGGGTAATCTTTTATTGGTAATATTTCATTATAAAGAAGTTTGTCTCCAACAACTATTGTATATCGTATTCTATCTTCATAAAAATCAATTGCATCAACAATAGTTCCTGCCACAGTTTTGTCTTTTATCATTATATCGTATTCTGCTTTAGTAATAACACGATTTTCTATTCTTGACTCAGCTTCTTTTAATTTATTAATTAAAATAATTCTTTGTTTTTCTACTGATTCTTCTGCTTCTCTACGAGCTCTTTCTATTTCTAGCTCTGCTCTTTCTTGTATAATTTCACCTTTTTGTACAGATTCAGATAATTGTAAAGCTTTCTCTTCTACTTGAACCATCATTTCTGCTTCAAAATCTTTTAAATCTACTTCCACTTGTCTTTCAATAGATTCCATTTCAGAAGGCCCGGGAGGTAAATTAATAAATAGATTCATAAATGCTACTTTTTCTTTACTATAACATTCGTAATAATCTATAATAGTATCTTCTTCACCTTTAGAATCCCAAGATTCCCCTGCGGTGTCCGCTGGAAATACTATGTCACTTTCTAATATATCTCTATCAGAGTAATTATTTTCACCAGCTGAATCACTATTTGCATTTTTAATTTGTCTTACTTTATCTGGAAATAATTTTTTTACTTGTTCTTTAGGTAAGTCTTTTCTTACCATAATATAAGTAGCATCTCTGAAGAGAAAATCTCTAGAAGTTGGGTCTGGATAAATATCAAAAGGCTCAACTTTTTTAAATATTACTTCTCCTAATCCTCTATCTTGATTTGGGTCTACATCTACTTGCATATACCCAACTCCCTTTACAAGAGCATCTTGAATTACTTGAGCATATATACTATCACCATTTGAATTATACCAACAATAATCTGCTATGTCAGCGTGTACAGCCGCTACATCTGAATCACTTCCTTCTGCTCCTACAGCTTGCCATCTAGGAGTATTAGCGGTTGCAAAGAATTTCATCATTTCAATAACAGGAGTAATCCTATTAATTGTAAAATTAGGCATTCCAGCCGACCTTAGTGCATCTTGCTCTTCTTCTGTAAGTTGCTCTCCTAAGAAAAATTCATAAGCTTGTTGAGCTACATTTTCCCACTTTTTTCTATTAGACCCATTTGCTTTTCTATACAAATCATGTATTTGATTTACTACTTTTTTGTTACCCCTAGCCATTATCCTTTAATCTCCACATGAACAAGGTCATCGAAGCCATTGTCTTTTACTTCGCCATCACCATCCCAGTCGCCGCCCCAACGGACAGGAACATTCAATTGTTTAGCTATTCCTCTAATCATTCCACCCATATAGTGAAACCTATCTCTATCTTCCCAATCAATTGGGTAGGGAGCTAAGTCCACCGCCTTTCCTTCTAAATGTTTTGAGTATTTCGTTTTAGATTTTCCTTGCGCCAACAATTCCATTTGTCTAGCCTCTGTCCTCAAGCCCTCGATAATAGTAACATCCATTATCTTAACAAGCTCATTTAGAACATTTACGAGTTCTGGCTTAACTCCCTTTAATCTTTGTTTTGACCTTTTTCCAAATTTTGGCATTACTTTTTCCTTTGTTGTGAATATAAAATATCTACTTTTCTTTTTGTGTGAAATTTATTTGGAGGAATAAAACTTTGCCAATATGATTTTTTTGGCCCGCCATCATCAAATCCTTGAGTACCTAACTCTCCTTTAGATTTCATTGATAAACTACTGGTACTTTTAGGTAATGATATATCGTGAGTTTCTTTTGTTGCCATTATGCTACTATCCAACTTTTAGCTTTTTTAATTTTTTTCATCCAATTATTTCTTTTATCCTTGTGCATATTAGGCGGAAAAGAGTGTACACAAGCATAATAAAGACTTTCTATGGTGTCATCATGTGACATTTTAGGGCCGAATGTAACTATTTCATGCGATAAATCAAAGTGAGACTCCCTAATATGTACCAAACCCATCGAAAATCTGCCCGAAAGTCCACTATAGATGCGATTAAGCTTGTTTGAACCACCCGGTTTCTCTGGTATAACGGCAATACTGAACTTATTTAGTCTTCTTCTTTCATCATTTAAAGCCTGAAAGATACTACGATTCATTGCAACGTCTTCAACTGTAGCTGATGTACAATGGTATTTTTCGTATAATTCTATTATAAAATCTACAACGCCTTTCTTACCAATAATGTTCCCATCTACTTTACTACCAATAGTTGGTATTGCTCTATGTCTTTCATATTCAAGCACATAAACATTACTTTCAGGGTCTATTGCGACAACCATTATAACTGAGAAGTCAGATGTTTTGGTATCTATATCTGTAGCTGGGTCACATCCTATAAAGATATTAACTGGAATTTCTGAACCATCTTTTATAAGATAGTTAACACCATCTTTATATTCATAGTAGCCTTCCCAATATTTTAAATTTTTTCTAGTCCATACAGAGTCATCTTCAGATTGTACTTCCATCATATATTCTTGATAGAATTTTGTACTTTGTCCAGAGTCTATATAGAATTTTTTCTTTTCTTCTAACTTTGCTTTATTAAAAAATGATGCCCACAATGGTTCACCACTAGGTAGGATTGCTTTATATGTAATTAATTTCCAAGCAAAATCCTTATCATCTTTTTGAGCTTTTGCATGATTAGTAAGAAGATTGTTAATAAAAGAGTCATAATGTACAGGAGTACCATTGATGCGAAGACGGCCAGTATGAGGCTCGATAGCAGGATATACAACAGCGGTAACAAGATTAGCATTTTTATCTCTAGACTCTTGAGTGAGCGTGTTTGCTTCATGTTCGAAGTCGTCAAGGATAATGAGGTCATATCGTTTATGGAGTTTTGCTCCACCCCGTATCCCAGAGACATTACTCTTGGAAATGAGTTTACAGCCATTGGTTAACTCTATGTCTTCTTCTGTCCACTTTTTTCCTTTAAGATTACCAAAATAGTATTTAATCCTATCATTAAATTCAAGATGATGCTTGATATAATCCATATTGCCCACAGACAACTTTTGTGTAGCTGATACCCAAGCGTAGAATAAAAAGTTTTCTTCATCTTTGCAAAATACAAAATCTTTTAGTATAGATGCTTTAGTTAAAACTGTTTTTCCATGACCACGAGGAATAATAATAGCAAGCTGTTTGCATTCTTTATCATCAATAAAATCAGCCATTTCATAGTGAAAAAAAGGTGTTTCACTTCTCAGGAAATCGTCAGGAAGAAATAATTTACCAAAAGCAATTAAATCTGTATATGCTAATTGTAATGCTTCTTCAGCTTCCGAAACATTCTGTGTATTTATATTTGCCATTTATATCAAAAGTTAAAGTATTGTAAGAAACAGAACAATTACCTTTTTTTTGATGAGAATATTGATTCGGGCCTTTATTTGCCAAATGCCAATACGAAAGCACTGGAATTAATGTTATTTGTTTTTCCATTGTTGCCTCTTATATTTTAAATATTCAGCCCCTTCATAGGGATTAAATATTGTAGTTATTAATCTATTATCATCATCATCATATCTAGGGTCTATAATTGTAACTGGGGCATTAAATATATTCTTATCATCTAATCCTAATTTATCTGCATAACTATCCATTATTTTAAATGATGCTACTTGCAATGCATGACTTATTAATCCACTAGCTGCATCTTTTAATACTTGATAACCTGACACATGAGTATGTCCACAAGTTAAGATGTGGTCTTTCCATCCCATCTGAGCTGCTTTTGCTACTCCATGAGCTGTGTTCCACATTGAATTACCTTTAAACATATGCCTAGCATTTATTCTAACTTCTTTACCATTAGGAAATATAAGATTTAATCTTGCTCCCCATTGTTCATAAATACCACTATGTTCTCTCATTATAAATTCTAATGGGTCTCCATCACCACTCCATACATCGTGATTACCTGCTACTAGATATAACCATTCTACTTGATTAACAAAATGTTCTGTAAGTCTCCACGATTCTTTAGCAGATGTAGATTGTTGTCCGTACAGAGCTTGTAATCTACCTATCCAGTTATTTTGTATATCACCTAGATTGCCACCAAATAAGCCATCTGTTTTGTTTACTAAATCACATAACATATATATTTCAGCTAAATCAGTACCATCATCATCTACATGGGGGTCACCAAAATGAAGGATTCCTATTGGGCCTCTTTGATTAATTTTTATATTTATTAATCTTTTAGATTTTTTTGCTTTTAATTTTTGACTGTATTGTTTTTTTCTATGCTCTATTATTTCATCTATTGGTATATAGTCTACTTCTTGTAACTCTTTTTCAAATTGTGGTTTTTCTATTATTTTTGGATTAAGTAATTTTTTACCACATGCCATGCATTGCCATCTTTGTCTTTTTTTACTTTTCCAATAAGCCCACCCATCTTTTTTTAAATTTCTTGAGCCACATTTATCGCAACCGACTATATTGCCATCTTCATCTTTTCTAATCATTCTTCTTCACTATTTGCTGTTATTTCATTTCTATCAGCAGATTGTAATTCTTTTGGACTAAACCCTTGAAACATTCCAACTACTCCGATTTCTTTTTGTTTAATTGTATTACCAACTGTTCCTATTGCTTTTCCAAGTTCTTTGATAGATTGTAATTGTATATTGTCGTCTTCACTAAAGTCTGCTAAATCTTTTAACTTTTGTAGTATATATTCATGGTCAATACCAAGTTCTTTAGCTACTTCTAAAGCAGTTCTATCTATTTCTTTCATTATTCTCTCCTGTTTTAAAAGCACCGCTGCTTTCTTTTTTGCATTATTTCTATTTTCTTCTTGAAACGCAGTCATATAAGCCTTGACAGCTCCCATACCAACTACAACATTTGTTGCAAACTCTTTTTCTTTATTAGTAGGCTTAGTACGCTTTCGTACTCTAGACGCTGGGTTTTTGATGGTCTTAGAAAAAGTGTATCTATTAGCATGAGAGCTGAAGTCTGTATCCATGAATGTATTATCACGATTCAGAAATGTACCCACTATTGTTCTTACCCAACCTCTGGCAAATTTATAATTCTTTCTATCTCCATGATGCTTAACGCTATGTGCAACTTTTAATAATTGTACAATCCTTCCATCATCACTAAATACCCAATCCCCCTCTTTTCCTTCACGCCAGTTTCCTTTTACCTCTGGACTACTCATCATCTTTGAATGATAATATTCTTTAAATTCATCTACATCATCAAATACATAGTGGTGGACACCCCTAATTGTTTGACTTTCCAATACTACCCTCTTTTACTTTTCTTCTTAAATTATTTACTTCAGAAAACAAATCATCTATTAATTCATTTACTTCGCTTGGTATCATGAATTTTTTACCATTTACTTCTATTGGATGGTAGCTTTCTTGCATCCCCTCTAAAATAGATTCTTGTTCTTCTATTGGTAATAAACCCAGTTCTTTTAATTCAATAGCCATACTATATATACTATGTTACATGCCGGGCCTACAATATCCCTTTCGACCCCCCTGTAATCCCCCCAATTTAAAACACTTGTCAAGTCAATGTCAAGCATGCCCAAGTTATTTTTTCAAAAAAATTATAGCATTTTGTTATACAGCCATAACTCGGCTAGTGTACCCCATATCGGGATTGTGAAAATCCGATTTTTAGTTATTTCTTAACCAAATAAAAAGGAGTGAATCATGGAAATACTATGGTTACCAATTAATGGCAAGTTTGTTGAAGTTACCTTAGAGGTGTCAACTGAAACCTATAAGATTGATGGCAAAGACCACCACATTGTAAAGCACGATGGTAGTGGCTTTAGGTATTTGGCAACAGCTGATGCAATCTCTAAGATGAGAGATGATTCAAGCAAAGTCTCTGCGATTATGTCAGCTTAATTGAGGGGGGATTTTCCCCCTTTCAGGGGGTTTGTATAAGGGCAGTGGTGAACGTAACAAACATATTGGACTCATGTTCATGCTTAACGTCATGATGTTATTAGTAGCCACTCTCTTTTCTTTTATATTATAAGATTTAATAAAACTTGGGCATAAACTATAAACAAGGAGTAATGCGATGCTTGACTTAATACTATTACCATTTATCATACTATCATACAGCTCACTAACATACTTATGTGTGACAATCTACAAAGCAAACAATCAAGGAGGACATAATGAATAAAAAGACAAATAAAGAACTAGCAAGTGAACTTGGAGTAACACCAAGACAAATCTCTAAAAGCAGAAAAAGAGGATGGATTTGGAGAGATGGTAAGAAAGTAAAGTATACAGCACCTCAACCAGTATTTAAATAAACAAGGAGTAAATAATGCTAGACATACTATTAGTAACAATGAGTTTTATAGCAGCAGTATCAATGATGTTTCTATGTTGGTTAGGTTGGACAATGAATGACCAGCTACAACACAATGATAATGTAATCAATGAACTAAAAGATGAAATAGATATGCTTCGTGATAGAAATGTACAACTATGTGAAAAATTAAATAAACAATAAACCACAATAACCGAAGGAGTCAAACATGACACTTATATTAATACATGATAATCAATGGTCATTTAGATATTATGGCAGAGTAATAACTGTTGAGGCACAAAACTATAGTCAAGCAGTAAATAAAGTATCAGAAGAACTAAGGAGGAATAACTAATGTTAGAGGTTAGTATATTATTAATAATAGCAATGCTACCATTTGCAATAGTATTTTATACAATATTAAGTTATGAAAATAAAATATATGATGTTGATGTAGATGAAGACGGGCCATTTATAGTATCAATAGATAATAATGAATGGGAAGACTATGTAGAAGAGGAGAAATAAATGCAATATATAGATATAAATGGAAAAATAATCTATGATGATACATATGCAGGTAAAGAAATAGTATCTAAAATCAAAAAACTAGTAAAAGAAATCAGAACAGTCGCAGATAAAGAATGTCGGGTAAATAATATGAAACCAAGTATGATGGAAATAGCAAATAGACTTGAAGATATAATAAAAAATAATAAGGAGGAATAATGAAATATATATTATTAATATCCTTATTATTTATAGGGTGTAAAAAAGATGATAAGTCTTACATTGTTGAAGATAGGTTTGGCGACAAACATAAATATGATATTAACCACTCAGTAGATAAAGACAGTACAACGATATATTGCCAGTTACATTATAAATGGGAAACAATAAGGCATTACTATACTAAAGAAGGTATAACATATTGGATGCAAACACTAAAATATTTTAAATAATAACAGAAGAAGGAGATAAAAATGAGAAAGAACCAAGTAATTGAAATATTAGGTGATTTAACACACTTTATATCATTATTAATACTGCAAGCAAACAGATATGATAGTACGGTTACAAAGAAAGATAGTAAATTAGCATCTGCAATGTTAAAAGCATTGTGTGTTGAATTAGGTTTATCGCAAAATGATGTAACAGGAATTATTGCAATAGCAGATAATAAACTTACAAATACAATAAATGGCATTGTTGATATGTCTAAAACAGAAGAGGAGGAGTAATGAAGTGGACAATAACTAAAGAACAATTTAAAGAATATCTTGATGTACAAGAAGGTGGATTATATAATATGTTTGACCCAAGAGCAAGAGAAATGACATCATTATCTAAAGCTCAATGGACAAATATTATTACTAATTATTCTGTATATCACGATAAGTGGGGGACTAAATGATACATGCACCTATAAATAAAATAGAAGAAAAAATACTATTGCTATTTAAATTAAAAGGATATGATTCAATTAATATTGAGTTTAAAAATAGTGGTGGTACATCAAAAAGGTGCATTAAATATAAATATTGGGAAGAACTAGATGTTGACGATATAATATATATACAAGAAAATGCTAATGTTATATTACAAAGAACAGAATGGGATGATGAGGACACAGGATTAAATTTTGCATACCACATAATAATTGACGATGAAGAAGAATAGGATATATATTAGGTTTATCCTTCTTGTACCTAGTATATCATCCACGGGAGTGCAACAAGCGCTATAGGTTAACCACAGTTCTCATACAATATAGCAGCGCTGAGTGAGCGCATCCCCTACATGGTTAGCCCTGTACCATGACACCCAAACAGGGCAAATATTATAATGAGGGTTGTGCTTTATAAACTTTAAGGGTTTTAAAGCAGTAATTAGGTATCCATTTATAAAGGACTCGAGTCATCTAATTGCATAATAATCAACCCTCTAAGATTTATTTAACTATGCAGAGGGAGCTGGGTAAACCAGAGTAGTGGATAATTATTATATGGCTAAGATGATTGTAGTGGTAAAACTAAACAATGCACTTTGAATTATAATAATTAGGTTGTGGTGGGCTAGGTTGAAAAGCACTAGCCGTGTACGCATAGTTAATAATAGTGGGGGCTGTTTTAAGAGTTCAGTCCCCACTTAAATTTTAAATAACAATAAAAAAGGAGAATAACATGGGATTTGATTTAAATGGAATTAGACCTAATGGTGAAGATAAACCAGATGCACCAGATTGGACAAGAAAAGACAATGAAAAAGAGAAAAAAGCATATTTTGCGTGGCAAACTAATACACCCGGTGCATATTTTAGAGCAAATGTTTGGGGATGGAGGCCAATATGGGAAGCTGTATTTGCTTTGTGTCCTGATATATTAACCCCAGAAGATTATAATTCTGGTAGCATGAACGATGGATATGTTATAGATGAAGACAAAGCATTAAAAATAGCAAAAAAATTAAAACATTTAAACATATCTAAAATGTGTGAAGTACGAGAAAAATATCTTAATTCTTTACCACTTGAAGAATGTGAAATTTGTAAAGGCACGGGCCATAGAAATGATGAGATTGTTCAGGGAAAGTGTAATGCGTGCAATACACAATTTCAAAAAGAAAAGGGCATTCCAGTTGGTAAACAGAAAAACTGGGAATGCAATTATCCATTACATGAAGAGCTTTTTGAAGAGTTTATAACATTTTGTGAAAAAAGTGGAGGGTTTGAAATATGGTAAAATATACTGAAAAGCAAATTAAAGAAGCTGTTGATATAGCAATAGGAGATGATGGCTTTAGAGGTAAAGAAGTAATAGAAATATTAAAAGTAATGAATAAAGAAAAAAAATTATATAAGGAGGCAAAATAATGGGAGCATTTGAAAAACAAGACTTTGCAATAGGTAGGTTTAAAACTGCACGTGAAGCATACAATGAATTAGTAGAAGAGGCAGAACGTAGATATGGAGACGATGGTTACAATGGCACAATATCTACATCTAATGGTATTAAAATGATAACAAACCACCCTAGATATGGTACAAAGAAATTTTGGAAATTTGTAGATGATACAATGGATGGTACTAAGTTTTCCAGATGGAATTGTATTGAGTTTAAAGGAGCAACTCTAAAGAAAGCAAAAGAAGAATCAGGTTATAAAGGTAAAAAGAATATTAAAGCATTTTTCTTTTGGGGGTTAGCTGCATCATGAATCAAATATATTATTGTAAACTATGTGAGCAAAAATATATGGAACATGAAGAAGTAAATTCTAAAAAAATCTATACAACAAGAGTAGCTGAATTAGATAAAACAAAACCGATACATAAAAATTGTAGAATATGTTCTAAATTATTTGGTGATAGATATGGAACAGTAACATTGGGAGGATAAAATGAAACTACGAACTAAAGATGAAATAATAACTTGCCTTATTGATATGTTATCACAAGATATAAGCAAAACAACTAGTTCTGAAGATTATATACATCAAGGATGGATAGAAGCACTTAAATGGGTATTAGGAATATATCTTATAGAAAATACTATAAGCATCAAAGATGTTAACAAAGAAATAGCAAAAGAATTATCAGAAGGCGAGCAGAAAGATGTTGATAGTAACTCTTGATATTGTTAAATTTAGGGGAAGAAAGGAACTAATATGAATATACTTATAGCATATCAAAACTACTTGCGACATCTTCAAGATGAAAGTTCTATAGAGCGTAAAAAAGATAAAGGATTTCATGCTTCATCATCAGGCTCATGTTATAGAAAGCAATTGTATGCATACTTTGAATACAAATCAGAATCAATAGATGATAAAGGATTAAGAGTTTTAAGATTGGGTACTATTGTTCATAAAGATGTTGAAGATGCAGTACATCATTATATGAAAACTAATGCAAAAGAAATAATGGATAATAATATATCTATATTTTCTGAGCATAAAATAAAAATACCAGAATTAAATATTGTGGGAACTTTAGATGTTGCAGTATATGATGGTAATTCTGAAATACTTGACATATATGATGTTAAAACAGCAGCTGCTTATACTTGGACTAAACACTTTGGCAGAAAAGATAATAGACAGCAAAATGCTAATGAGAATTATAAGCTACAGCTTGGAACGTATGCATTAGGGATGCAATCACAAGTAGAACCAAAAAAGACTAATCTTCATTTATTTTGGTACAATAAGAATACTAGTATGGTTAGAGAGCAATTAGTTATATCTGATTGGATAGATAAAGCATTTGAGTATTGGACGGGCCTTAATGAATATTTAATTGAATATGGTGAAAAATTTGAAAAATACTTAGAACCTGAATTGGAATATGGTGTTCCATTTGAGGATTGGGAATGTAATTATTGTCAATACGAAAGTATTTGTCCTAGTAAAATAAAACAAAGAAAACAAAGAAAACCTAGAGGGAGGAATAAATAATGAGTGATATAGTTAAAGCAGACAATTTAGAAGTCATAAATGGCATAAGACTCATGATAACAGATAAACACAAACGAGTGTCAAATATAAAAACACCTAAACCATTTATTAAAAAGAAAATGGGTATGGAGTATGTAGAGGTTAGTTATATGCGAGAAATTGCAGATAAAGAATTTCCAGGCTGGAGTTGGACAGTAATAAATACTGAAGTATTAGGTAGTGAGGCATTTGTAGTACATGGTAGACTTAAATGGTATGATGAAGGTATATGGAGAGAAGGAGATATGACTGCAGCTCATAGAATACAGAAAAAGCGTGGCACTAATGAATTTGTGGACATTGGTAACGATGTTAAATCAGCAAACACAGATTGCATAAAGAAAGCGTTTAATATGTATATGAATATTGCTGATGATGTATATAGAAACCAGATAGAAGATACAGAGCTGTCTGAAGAGCAAAAAAAGGAATTACTAGACGCAGCTAAAGCAATAAGTACAGAAAAATATGACCAAGTATCAACATTGATAGAAGAGGGAGATATTTACGGAGGTAATTATCGTTCATCTTTGGCTAAACTTGAAAGGGTAGCAAATGCGCAAGGTTGATATATCATATGATGATGGTATACTTGACAAAGATGGTGAGTACCTAGTTGGAATTAACGATGGTACAACATTCTCAAATGTTAAGTATAAAGGAGTAAAGCTGTTTAATGGTAAAAAAATGTTAATGTTTGAAACGAAAAGGAATAAGCAATTAACTATTAATCCATCGTTCCACACATTTACACTTGAACAATACGATAACAAAGATAAGGAGTAAACTATGCAAAGTAAAGATGACATAGAAAAGCTAAAAAAAGCAGGAGTTCTTACTAAGAAATCTGTAGCTGAGCTTGAAAAATCTGGTGGCGTTAGCAAAAAGCGAACATCAGTAAGAAGAGTTCTAAAAACTGCTGATGGTAAGTGGGTAACACCTACACTTTATTACAGAGGTGGCAAGAACGCTACACCTAGTAAAAAGCAAATCGAACTAACAGAAAAAGTAAACACACTAATAACAAAATACACAACAGAAAGGAAATCAGTATAATGGCAAAGGAAATCAATGCAGTATACGACCCTAATTCAACTTGGAAACCCATTGAAGAAGGTCAATATCCAGCTCATATTAAATCTTTAGCTACTAAAGAAGTAAATACAAAAGCCGGTGAAGCAATTGTTGTCAATATGACATACAAAATAGCAGACGAGGCAGCCGATTTAGAGCAATTAGTATATGAGATGGATGGTTTCAAATATAAAAGAGACCAAGATAACAACAGAATACCTGTTGCTAATGGTAATGGAGAACAAGCAACCACCGATTGTGGACATTTAGTAGGAAGAGATGTCTGGGATAATGGATGGTTTATCTTTACAAGTTCCGAGTCTGGTTCTAAAAATAGTAGATACTTTGGATTATTAGAGAATCTTGGTATCAAAGTAGAAGAACAAACTCTTGGAGATAAGAAAGTAAAGAAACTTGTTCTTATTGAAGAAGAAGATGTAAAAGGTAAGCCAGTTCTTGTTGATTTAAGAAGGCAAGAATATGTAACATCTGATACAAAACATCTTCCACCAGAACAGCAAGAGTGGAGAACATCTTTCAAAGTTATGGGCGTAAAGCCTTGGGAAGGTGGAGATTCGTTATCTGTAGATGAAATAGATGGAGATGACGTACCATTTTAATTAGTTGTTAATAACATACTGAGGAGCTGACCGAAGTATGAAGCTATACACCGAGGTTTGGGTGAAATAAAACCGAAAGGGTAGTGCCTTTCTTATCCTCAACGTATAGTGAATAGTAGGAGGCTCCTCAGTCTTGGGAGGTTTAAATGAAAAATAAAAGAAAAGAATCACAAGCAAGTAAAGTAAGAAAATACTTAGAAGCAGGAAATAGTATAACACCAATAGATGCTTTAAAAATGTTCGGAAGTTTTAGGTTAGCTGCTATAATATGTAATTTAAAAAAAGATTTAAAATGGATGGCCGATAAAGAAATAATAACAACAATGGTTGAAAATGAGTTTGGTGTTAAGTTTGGTAGTTATAAAATCAAATGGTATAAAAAACAATATGTTAATGAACTTGAAATGAAAAAATCATTACAATATCATAACATGAAGGTATTGGGTCAAATCAAATAAAACTATTTGTATGGCTTGTACAAAAAGAGATAAATTGTATGTGAGGGTGGCTGAGTATATTTTTCCTTCTTCATATACTTCTTATCTCTTTCAAAAGGCCACCCTCCCTCCTTCACCACAATCAAAGGAGTAAATCATGTCAAAAAAACAAACCTATAAAAAAGCATTGTTAGATATAGCAAATGCATCAGACCAAGCAAATCCTTCTCATTTAAAAACAGTTGCTCAAATAGCTCTTGATTCAGAACCAACAACAGCTGATGAATACAATAATTTAGGTGATGATATAGAATATAGATTTGAAAAAGAACAAGTAGAAATATCAGAATATGATAAAAAACTTAGCGAAGAAGCAGAATCGGCTTGGAGAGGAACAGTATTACATCCAGATTATAAATCACCATTTGATGAGGAGGAATAATGGATTTAAAAGAAATACATCCAATTTTTAACAATTCAAACGATAATGGAATATCATTAGAAAATCTTATTTCCCTATATGAGTGGATGGTGAAATGCGGAACATTAAAAGAAGGAAGCGCTGGCCATCAAAGATTAAATCAATTAAAATTAAGATATAAGAAGGGAGAAAGATATGTTAAAACAGACAAATGAGGAGTGGTTAAATAAATCCACTGCTTTAATAAGATTTAGTAAAGAAGAGATGCAAAATCTTATAGTTGCATTAGTAATAGCTGAAAAATGTGCTGAAACTATGAGTAACTATGAATATGAAGTGTGTTTTAGAAATCTTAGAAATGATATTATTAAAATAAAAGATGATTTAATTAAAAAGGAGGAATCATATGAGGAAGAAGCTATCAAAGCAAGATAAAGAATATAGAAAAAGATTAAGAGATAATAAAAAACTAGCAAAAAAAGCATTAAAAGATAGTTTTAAAACTAAACCATCACCGGGCCTAAAGTTCTTATATAAAGTACCTGTTGGTCAATTAATAATGTCTTCTAGTTGTAAAGCAATACTATTAGAATCTACAGATACGTCTTGTATAGTATATGTTACAAGTTGTGAAAGAAGTAAAGAAGATTCATATTACTTAGGAAGACATAGGTGGGCTCCGCAAACAGAAGTAAAGGTATTGGGATGAAGAGTGCAAAATTTCAATATGAGAGTTTAATAGACCCTAAATATATCAAAGATAAAAATGAATTACTTAGAGAACATGGCAATGGGTGGTGGATTGAAGTTGGATTAGATAGAAGAAGCAGCCAAAGAAAACATGAACATAATAGGAGGAAAAAATTAAATGAGAGAGGGAACAAAAGCATTTGAGTGTCCTCAATGTGGATTCAATTTCTTTAAAAAACATAATTATATATCAAAAATAAATATGTTATTAAAGAAAAGAAGTAGCGTAGCAAGAAAACATTTAAGAGAAGTTGCGCATTGTATAAAAGATAATGTACCTTCAGATGCTGAAAGAGATAAATATTATTTCTTTCTGTATAATGTAGACAATGTTAATGACCAAACATTAATATGGGGATTAAATGAATATTACAAAGGAAAACATTATTTATATGGTAAAGGATATGGATATTTAAAATCAATAATTCTATCAAGAGATAAGAATAAGGAGAAGTTGTCAAAGAATGAAAGAAAACTTCTTGGCTCTGCTCCACCAATAATAAACGATAAAGGAGAAGGCAATGAAAAAGAAAAAAACAATAAGAAAAAAGAAAACTAATTATAGTTTCTTAGAAAAAGTAATAAGAGGAACTCATAATTTCTTTTCATCTCCATTTGACCACCCATATTGTATTATGTGTGATGATAGTGGATGTAAATACTGTTTTAAAACAAACCCACACCTTGAAGGAGGAAAATAATGAAAGCAAACATAAACGACATAATGTTTCCAGTTAGAGAAGTCCCTGCACAACTAGGAAATGATTTTGTAAAAGATACTGGATATAAATTCATAATGAGAGAGGATACGGGCCAGATACTTAGTTGTATGACAGATAATTATAAACTTGTAAAGAATGAGTTTATAAATAAAAAGTCTGCTGATGTAATTAAAAAGAATGGTGGAAGAATAAAAGAAGTTCAGACATTTGGCAATGGAGCAAGGTCTGTTGTTAAATGGGAATTTCCAGACCATAAAGTAACTTTAAGCAAAAAAGATGAAATGACTCCAGAGATTATTTGGCAAAATAGTTATGATGGAACAGTAGGTCTTAATATTATAGCAGGAGCATTTAGATTGATATGTCTTAATGGAGCAGTAATAGGAGTTGTTGCTACTAAATATAAGAATAAACATATTGTTCAAAACATGGCATTGAATGATGTTGAAGGAGTAATAGACGAAACGATTAATAAGACAAAGATAATAATGAAAGAAGAGTTTCCATTGTTACTTGATACAAAAGTAAGGGATAATCATGTTCTTAAAATGTTAAAATTGTTTCCACTAACATCTTCAGAATATATTACCCAGAAACTTATTGAAAGCAAACCTCAGAACCTGTGGGATTTATTCAATGTTGGTACTAATGTAGCAACTCATGGATTAGATAGAAGATTAGAATCTACACATAAGTTAGAATCAAAGTTATATAATCTTGTGAAGAGCATGGCCACTAAGGGAGCGGCACGTGCCTAGCCTCGATTGGTACGATTGTCCAATAGTGCTTCCTTATTATGGGGGGAAATATGAAATGAGTAAAACACTTATTCCATTGCTCCCCCCACATGAGAGATACTTCGAAGTATTTGCAGGTGGACTTTCGATGTTCTTTAGAAAGAGCAAGGCTAAATGGAATGTATTAAATGACATTGATAGAAATATTGTAAATCTATATATGTGTGTAATAGAAAAATACGATGAGCTTGTACATTATTTATTTTGGATTCCCAAATCTCGTGATTTATTCGTAAATTATAGAGATGAGATAAAGGCTGAGAAGGAATTTGAAATACCAGACCCTTATCAAGCTGCTAAGTATTTCTATGCTATAAGGTATAGCTTTAACAAACTAATACATACGCCTTTTTCTATGAATAAAGACTTAAACAAGAACTTTGATATGGAGTTAGAGTATTCAAGGAAGTTTATAGGAGGTTCTACAATAGAAAATCTTGATTTTGAAGAATTAGTAAGGAGATATAAGCCTCGCAAAGGTGATTTGTGGTACTTAGACCCTCCTTATTTTATAGCAACAGAAAAGGCTGAGCAAAAAAGAGATTATTATATGAACACATTTAACGCAGATGACCATTTAAGAATGAAAGAAGCAGTAGATAGGATAGATGAAGGTGGAGCATACTTTATGGTAAGCTATGATTATCGAGAAGAAGTATATGAATTGTATAAAGACTATAATGTGCAAACTATAAACATAAAATACGCAGGAGCAACAGACGAACATAGAAGTAAAGGTAGAAAGGAATATGTAATTACTAATTACGAACCTAGTACTCAATACAATATCTTTCAAGTAAAGGAGGAATTATGAAAGAAATAAAAAAAGAGGAATTGAAAATAATGCCTAACTCAACTGAAGCTGAAGAAGCTTTGTTGGGATGTGCAATTGTTGGAGGAGATAGAGAAATAGAAATAGCACTAGCGTGGATAAGAGACAATAATGCATTTTATGATAAAAATAATAAAAATGTTTGGAAATCAATACAAGAACTATACAGAGACAATGTTGAAATAGACTTAATAACTTTATCAGATAAAATGAAAGATATGACTGGAGATGCTCAAGCATATCTCTTAACTGGATTAGCAGAAAAAGTACCAACTGTAGCAAATGTAACGCAGTATGCAAGAATAGTGTGGGAAAAATACATACAAAGAGAAACTGCTAAATCTGCTAGAAAATTAGTTGATGCAAGTTATGAGGATTATAAAGAAGTAGGAAACATATTAGAAACACATACCAGATTAATATCCGAATTAAGAGAAATACAACCATCTAAGCAAATAAATATATCTGATTTAGTTGAAGAGATGAGACACAACATAAAAGATAAAACAAATATAATACCATTTAATAAACCATATCTTGATTTCTCAGCTGGTGGAATGACTAGAAAAGAAATAACTGTAGTTGGTGGTAGGCCCGGACATGGTAAAACAACATTAGTAATAAACATAATTAAAGGATTAATTGAGCAAGGATACAGAGTAATGATGTTTAATCGTGAGATGAGTAATACTGAAATGTTAAAGAAACTCGTTGTAATGGAAAGTCCTAATCTACTATATGCAAACATAAGACAAAACTCTGTTGGTGAAAACAATGAAGTAGAATTTGAAGATACTATAGAAACTATAAAAAGCAAATATGAAAATCTTATTATGTATGAAAGCATAAGAAACTTAGATGATGCAATGAGAGAAGTTGCTAAACACAAACCAGATGTAATTGTAGATGATTATATTCAATTGATACAAGTAAACGGAGTTAAAGAAGGTAGAAGGTTTGAAATCGAAAAGATAATGCAAGAATACAAATGGATATGTAAATCAGAGAACTGTAGTGCAATACTTGTAAGTCAGTTAAATAGAGAAATAGAAAAACGAATAGACCCTAGGCCGAGAATGAGTGATTACGCAGAAAGTGGTGTAATAGAACAAACTGCTGAATCTGCTGTATTTGTATTCTATGGATATAATTTTGACCACGAAAGATACGATAGGTATGGAAGTGAAATTATTATATCAAAGAGTAGATATGGTAAAGTAGGAACTTATCCTGTTGGATTTAATGGGAACAGATGTTCTTATTATATGAACAAGGATATGGCTATAGGAGATGAACCAGTTAATTAATATTGCGTAAAAGTTGTAATGGTTGCTACTTTGAGCATAACAGAACTTGTTATTGGTTCAGGATTGTTCAGGGTAGCAAACCTAAATTAATTCCTAAAGAAACATTTGATAATGGTTGTAAGCAATATAATAATACACTTATAGGTTATAAAGCTGGTAACACATTAACAAGTGAGGTAATAAAAGTATTTGATGGTGAAATTATTGGAGAAAAATATCAACCTAAAATAAATAGGAATTATTACTACAAAAAGAAAAAGTATACAACTAGGCATAATTATACAGAAAGAAAGGATTTTTAATGAGCAAAACAATATTAGGAATAGACCCTGGAAAAAGTGGGGGAATAGCAGTATGTAAAAGAGGACTCATTGTAGAGTTTCATAAATATCCAAAGACAATAAGAGATGCATATTATATATTATATGAAATATGTAACAATTGGTCTGGTAGCCAAATAGCTTATCTTGAGCAAGTACACGCTTTCCCTACAGATGCTCGTAGCAGTGCGTTTAAATTCGGAGTCAACTATGGGATATGGCAGGGGTTGCTAGAAGGGTTTCAGATTGAATGCAAACTTGTTGCTCCACAAGTGTGGATGAAGCCATTAGGATTACCAAAAGATAAACAAAATAGAAAACACAGATTAAAAACACTAGCACAAAATGTAATTGATAAACAAAATGTTCCAATGGAAAACAAAAAAAGAGTAACACTAAATACATCAGACGCAATAATAATATCAATGTATGGATACTTAAAAGAAACAGTAGAAGATATGAGTCTTGATAAAAAGCTAGATGTTTTTGCAATGTTTAAACAAAAGGAGGAAAATAATGCAAATTGAAAAAGAAAATATGTGGAACTTTGAAATTCCATATTTAATTAAGATAGAAATGTATTCTATATCCGCATACCTAAAACAATTCCACTTTGAATTAAATTTATTTGGGGGGTTAGTTTGGTTTGGTTTGAATTTTACACCATATAATCAAATGATGTTAATTGGATTATATAAGTTTTATTTTCAATTCGGGCCTGGGATGAAATTTGATGAACAATAAACAAGATATAAAAGAAGCAGTAATGGAGCTTAGAGAATTAATAAAAGAAATGAAAAAGCAATTAGATATAATATTGATATTGCTAAGATAGTTTCCTTCGGTTAAGGGATAACGGGCAGGCATCAGAACAGGTCGAGTTTTGGTGTCTGCCTTATTTTTTGCTAGTTATCAAAATATCCATCTATAATTTTTGGAGCTGTTTCTCTAAGTGGACTTGGTAACCATGTTTTTAATCCTCTTGAAAAATTCTTTTCAAAATCCATCATCCATATAAATATTGTAAACCAAAATGCAGGCGCATAATCACGAACTACATCTTCATAAACTTCTTCATCATCAGCTGTTATTACTTTAGCTGTTAGTAATGCTAACATAAGTGCGTGTAAACTTCTTGATATAAGAGGACTTTCTAATCCAAATATAGCTCTTTGACTCATTGGATTTCTTAAACCAGCCATTCTAGCAGTTCGATTTAATGTTCTCCATGCTCCATAGCCAACATTACTATAAAACATAGTCGTTGCTAATACAGATGCAGTTCCTCTTATTAATAAAAAGTTTACTAAATCATCTAACATTTTATCATCCCACTTTTTTTCTAGTGGAACAATACTATCAATCCATTTTATAAATTTTTTGTCATATCCATGCATAGAAAGCATTCCAGCTCCGACAGCTGCCCCAGCTAACGGCCCACCTGCTAAAGCTGCTCCGCCAGCACCAATTAAACTTCCAGCTGGGTGACGTATTCCTTTTTTCATTATATGCAACATTAATCTAGGAACTAAAGCCATTCCTCCAAGAATAGGACTTTCTGATGGAGATGCTAATACTGCATTTTTAAATTTTCTATGGTCTTCTTGTGTTTGAAAATAATCATAAGGTCTCCATTGAAAAGTAGTTGCTCCAAAAGCACCTCTAAACATTTTAGGTAAATGAGGTGAGTTCATACCAAATAAATTAGCATAAACATAAAGCCTTGCCATATCAACAGCATCTTGAGAATCTGTGTACTTCCATTTTCTATTTGCTGGTTTAGCAACTCTTCCTAAATCGTCTGCTTTAAAAAATCCCATTACAGCTACTTCAGCTCTCATTTGTTCTTCGCCACCCTTTAACGTAAAAATTTTAGCACCAGCTGGCATCCATGATATTTTCCAATGTACTATTCTGTTTATATACGACTGATTTAGTCCTATTTTAGCATCTCTAAGCATTCTTTTTAATTCTTTTTTATTTCCTTTATCATGGTGCATAAATTCCCAAAGTAA